ATGCGTATATACGCTTTACACGTTAGTTAGTTTTTAGTATAATTTAATAACTGGGAGGTTAAACTCCCAGTTCAACCTAACTTTAACAATGTGGGAGGCTATATGTCTAACTCAGTACATTACTATAACGTTACTCTAGATAACGAAACCACTATCGTCAAGGCTAACAACACGACCCAAGTGCGACAGCATATCATGTCTATTCTGCAATCGCGTTATGATTATGGGCGTGCCAGTACTGATGAGGTGATTAAGTTTTTGGAAAGCGGGGAGGAACTTGAAGACTTGACTGCAACAGATGAGCCTAACGCCCAGGATGAGGCAGAAGCGGCCTAATTTTTTAGCTCGGAATCTAGCGCGTCACATGTGATGCGTCACATGTGATGCGTCACATGTGATGCGCTATGCTTTATGCATTGAGATATCGCCACTTAACTTGGTAGTTAACTGAATTATCTGCACTTGCATTGACTAATTTAATTTTAGGCGCATCTACGTTAGGCGTGCCAGTACCAGCAGCGATATAAATAGGTCCACCAATCCCGCCCGTAGTTCCCACAGCAACATAAAAGCAATAGGGGGGTAGCGTTATATCAACAGTCCCACTTGCGGATAACGAGCCAGATGTGCTATTAGTAGATGCGGATAACCTGTTGCGTATTAGGGAACCAACCCTGATATCCTCATAACCCCATGGGTAATCTTCTAACGCATCACTTACTATGACGGGCGCACCATCAGCATCAGATGCTAACGCTTCGATGTTATCTCTTAGTTGATCCATCTTTGCGGACGTTAGGATAGAACCCAGGGGGAATTGAATGTTAGGTGTCCAATCAGCCATTTTTATTCTCCTTCAATTGGCAGACAAAATCAGAAATTTCAGCTAAATGCTCCGGGCAAAAGTAAGGATCTGGAACACCATCTAACGCAATACCATGTAACTGCCCCCACCCAGGAAAACCTTCTCCATATTTTAACTCGCGATAAGATTCTCCGCATATGTCACACGTTACAATTTTTAATATCATAACAATACGTCCACCCCGTCTAGTTTCGAATAGTCTAATCTAAATGGCACATTGTCAGTAAAAATTGCGCCTGCTTCTGTGGCTTCTAACTTAACAGTACCATCATTTAAATTTACTGTTTTGCCTAGAACTCGATAACCTCCCGCTACATTACCACCTTGAAGTTCTAACAAGTTATCTGTAATGATAACAGTATCAGAAATATTAACGTCTAACCCCATTAACCCCGTAGTCACTTTAAATTTTGCTTTTGGTTCCTTGTTCATAGCGATGGATCTATTAGCAAAATATAACGCTGAAATACTACCGACAAACCATAACGTGCTTGATTTTTGTTTATCCTCCCTAATACCGTAGTTACCCGCGCTTACAGTATCTTGGGCTAATACTTCAGTTTTATGGTAATTGCTGCTTACGTCATAATCAGCAGCGATGTACTGATAGTTTATAACGTCATCCATGTCTAATCGTGCTTCTGAGTCTAGCGTTACTGCTTCGTTTAGTGTTAGTGTAGAGGAACCTAATTCAGAAAATAAATTAAAATAAAGATAAGTATTTAAGCTGCTATGTGATGTGTAAATAGCACTTTGCGTCATTTGTGATATTGTACGCAACACTTCAGTAGGTCTTTGCCCTGTAAAAGTGGCATCCATACGAATTGAATTTAATGAAAATACTTGCGACCATTTTGCAAAGCTTGCACTATCGACATTTAACGATCGCGTTAGTCCGCCATAAGATACAATTGCTTCTAACGCTATATCTGAAGGTAGAGCATTAGTGTAATGTATTGGTGCATTTGGGGTGCCGATAGTCTTCTCGCCTAATGGGTGCATCTTATCGATTAAATTAAGCGTCACTTTACCATCATCATAGACTAGACCGTCTAACCTACCTCTAAAGACTGTTTTCATCGTAGGGTAAGATGGTGGTCCATAAGTATAAGTAAGTTCGCCTAATGCTGTATCGTCGTAACCTTTAATTGAATCTTTTAAATTTAGCTGAAATTTATGATGGTTTTGAGGTTGTGGGCCAATTAAATCACCTGCCCCATACCTGATATTATTAATTTCAGCATACGATAACGTTACTTGTGAATAGATGCGAACGTCAGCTATACGAAAGCTTTTAGTGGTATCTTTGCCCCCTATATAGCCTAACCAGCGAGGATCAATAGTAGCTAACGGATTAGACCCATGTGTCGCAGAACTGACTAACGCTGCATCTACATATAGAGCTAGATTATCACTACCTACATAGGCGCATACATGATGATAACGACCAGGATAAAAAACAAAGTCTGTTGTTTCTAACGTTACATTTGAAGTATCATGATCATGATAATCTAACCTTAAATAATTACTATCAGTTTTCGAAACTTCTATATACCCCGATCCTGCGTCTGTATTACCACTACGCCAAAAAGTATAATGCTCATAATCAAAACTACCACTTTCTACAGCAGTATGAAAGCAAATAGTTTTAGAGTGAGGCGAAGCGATACTTGCAGAATAGAATTCTAACTGTGCGCCACTATTGACATTTAACGCTGTAACGTTTTCATAACCTATGGCAATAAATACAGATGAATTTAACGTCGGTCTATTGCTAAAAAATGAATTAAGTTTATGCCCACTATTCAGTAATTTTATTTTTAAATCACGTGGTCTCGCGTCATCCCACTTTGAGACTAACGTAGGCCATTCCATAACATAGTCTGAAAAATCTGAGTTATTAATAAAAAATTGACGCTTAATTATAGGCTTCTGCGATGTGAAATCGCCACCTATACCCGCTAACGGTGTGGTGTAAATGACGGGAGGGGAAGGGGCAGCGTTTTCCCTTCTAACCTCTACAATAATTGTGTCATTGATTTGTAGCATTAGTCCACAAGCCTACGCATATATTGACGTTCAGGGGAAATTGAATCAATCAACTCAAGGTCACTTTTAGGTGGTGTTGCGTACGTTACCTCAAGTCGAACCATATCCGCTACAACGTTTCCGTTAGCGTCATCACCAATATTAACAGTAATAACGCCAGGGTTAAAACGCCCATTTACGCCCCCTATATAATTAACTTGACCACCACGTGTTGACTGATCAACGTCATAAGTTGTTGTACTGCTATCAGGCATTGTTATGGTGTAAGGGGTATCTGTAGCATAATTACCCGTAGGCCATTGCGAAAAAATATCGACTTTAGCGATCGATCGGCTAACAGTAAAAGTAAATGTCGCCTTATCCCCAGAAGAATCACCTGCTGCTACACGGGCAGATGTACCGTAATAGTTATCCTCACTAGACGCTATGGGGGTTGGTGCCCAAGCTGCGCTCACAGCTGCCAAGTTATCTGAACTGCTTGCTGTCCAAGCGTTAGAAGTCGCTCCCGAAGTTGCTACTTCTTTATCGCCACCCGCATGTGTACTTGCACCAGAATACTCAAAACGTTCAGTTTGAGATGCACCGGGGGATAGATTAGGTGTACCCGTAGACGTAACTACACTAGAAAATACAAATGCATTATCTGTTAAAGTCGTTAGGGAAGGATCAACAGATGTTCCTGTTGCGCTGGCTGCACCCGTAGCTTCTGGGGCTTGTTGCTTCACACCATAGACAAACGTATAGTTCATACTAATTGTACGAACTTCTGCGCTCATAGTCACTGCTAACGACGCAGTACCAGAGGCAGGCAGGCTAGCATCTAACCAGTAGTAAATTAATGCTTTGATTTCATCGCTAGTAGATTCAGATTGACTTACTGCTAATGTACCCGCTACACCATCAAAAAGCATTGAGGAAACAACTAACCCTGTAGCAGATTTATCTTCTAAGCCTAATTGCACGACAAAAAGTCTATCTGATTCTGTGGAAACGGTAATGCTAGGAATCGATAGTGTCGTGATGTTAGCGTTCCCGCTTTCTCCATCGCTATCGTACGTTATTTCCCCAGATCCACTTGCAGGCGGATCTGCATCTAACGTCGGGGCAGGTAACGCACTTATAATATTCTCGAATGTTGTCCATAACGGCTCTGTTTTTGGAACACAATCATCCTTCCAGTACCAATAAAAATATCCGCCTATGTAAGCGTTTAGATTGATAGACAATTCATAATATTCCTCCATTACTTCAGCGCGTTGCGTGTCATTCCCTTCTGTACCGACTTCTGAAAAACCTACCTTAGAGTTAGGAAATAAATTCGATAACGTAGAAAATACAGTACCCCATTCTGCTTCTGTTTTTTCTAAATCGTTGCAATCAGCAGGCCACCAACTCAGCAAACAATAATCTAAATTTTGAAACATACGCGAGGGGACGTTAGCATTAATCCAAGTCCACATTTCTTCCCAGGCATACGTTTCACAGTCTTCGTTATAATAAAATGTAACTGCTGCACGATACCCTGCGTCCTTCACCTGATCGTAAGCATCAATCATTTTCGCCACAGAATCAGATTCAGACCCTAACCATTCCCCATTTATCTCGTTAGCGACTTCGTATATATCAATACGATCTCCAAAATACGCAATATAACTGCTAACGCGTGCACTGTAATCGCTCACGCTATACGAGAATACAGCAGAAGAATCAAGTAGCTCACCCATTATAAAACTAACGCTACCAATATCATTAACAGCATTGTTATAAACGGAAGGATCTTGATCCTCATCGAAAACAATTCTCGTAACTGGCATATACGTTAGATCGTCTAACGCTGTAACTATATCACTTAGGTTAGAAATATCATCAATGGTCGTACCATAAATCGGAAAGGGTATTTCACGACTAACGGATGAGACAGGCGCTCCTCCTCCCGCTTCTGCTGGCTCAAATGATGCTGCCACTTGAACCAAATGCGTATGCGATAACGTGGAAGTCCACCCAAGGGAACTAACACCAGCACTAATAGTTTCTTCATGCGACATTCCTGCGGATAATCCTGAGCGATTATCCAAATCAAAGTCTAACGTTTGACCTGAATCAACAGAGAATTCTGCATTCATATATGCAGCACAAACAGCATCGAAAATTAAAGTGCCATTTACGCTAGTCGTTAATGATGTTTTTACCGTAGTTGATCCTGCCACAGAACCAACTGCTGTAGCTTGTGGTCCTTGTTGCGCGAATGAATACCCAGATATAGCGTTAGCAACCACCCCTGCTGCATGTTCAGCGGTGCTGATAACAATAGTAGCGTTACCAGGGGCAGGTAAATTAGCCGAAGTAGTGTAATAAATAGCTGATGCCAGGGCAGAATTTTTTGCGCCTATTCCTAACGATAGAGCGGTCCCATCAACAGTGCACCCATCTATTGTATTAGTTGCATCTTCTAAATAGATTCCAACAATTAAATAATCATCGCTAACACCGATATTGTGGGACCACGATAGACTAGGCGATGCGCCATTATAGCTAGTGTTTGTTAACGTTATATCAGACATTAGAAAATCCTGCTGTATCTACGTACCCCAGATCAGCATTATCTATGATAAAAGATTCAAAATCTTCACCTTCAATTTGCACTGTGAATAATTCACTTGTTAAACCTTCAGAATTTGTAACCGTTAGATACCCTGTACGCGTTTCAAAAACTAAATCTAATAGACTAACTGTAAAGACAATAACAGTATCACCCCACGAAGTTATCGGTTGTACAGCTCCTTTTGTTTTCGCTTTATCTTGCCAGATTATCACTTCACTAGCAGACGTTTGAGCATTGAAGTTAGCACCATAAACAGGAACGTTAACCTCATCGTGATGCAATCCTAGTGTAGTAATTTGAGTTATTATTGGTGTACCAGTTTGTGTGATTAACGTTAATGGGTAAGCAGCAGAACGATACCCACTAGAATTAATAACGTATATATCAATATCACCCGCAACTAAATTTCCTCTAACGAATGTTATACGTATGAAAGAATCCGTCCAGCTAGTTTGAAACAGCGATTGGGCTTGAACGATAGAAAAATTTCCTCGTGGCGTGCATTCAATTCTAGAGCTACCAGAAATATAAACTCCAAAACCCGTCCCCTCAATATCTACAGGTAACAAACCATCGTAAACATTGGTAGGTGAAACACTTGAAATGAAAATATCAGGACCAATATTAGCACGCACTAATACTGGATAACCGTTAGATTGAATACCTGCATTTGTTGTCACTAGCATATAAGCGTTAGTTGAATCTGGAATACCCCCTATATTAACGTTTATTCCGATTTGCGTATCCGACCAATTCAGAATTTCCTGTGTAGCAGATGTACCCGACCCATCAGATGCAGAGTTTAACGTTACAAATGCATTACCTCTTATACCAAAACCAGATCCATCAATAGTAACATTATTTTCTTGATGGTAGATATCCCCATCACTAACGCCTGTAATAATTGGACCCGTGGGGATAACAGTATCCTCTAAAAATATCGATACTCCATTGCTCAAGTTATTGCTTGAATCATGAACAAAAAGATAATAGCTAGCACCAAGGGTAAGGCCCCCAGCATTAACGTTAAAGGTAATGGTCGTATCAGACCAGTTAGAAATCGTCTGTATTGCCGATATACCAGATCCATCAGATGTTGAATTGATTTCGACAAAGCCGTTATTTTGAGAAGCATTAAAATTTGTACCTGAAACAATTACATTAGTCTGCCCATTAGCCACAGAGTTATCGGATAAATTTTGAATAATGGGCTGTGCTGAAGTACTCTGAAAAAAGATCTGGTATGACCCGCTAGTATCATCTGAATCGTTATGCACGAAAAGATAATTAGCTCCATCGTTCAAGCTTCCTTGATCGATTGTTATAGTAATCTGATCGTCTGCCCAGGCTGTAACAGTCTGAGTCGCATAGCTACCCGTTCCTGTATTGTTTCCGTAGATTCTAACCCATCCTGTACCCTGCGTAGCCTCAAAATTACCTCCATCAATATCTACACCTGTCTCCCCATCATAGTACGACTCATCACCAGCATCAGAAATATATGGCAGTGCTGCGGGAGGTGCGCCCCCCGCTGAAAAGCCCACGGGAGGGTAGAGCGCCGCACGCGTGCCATTAGCGCCGAAAAGTCGATAAGCCCGATCATACTCTTTCGACTCGATACCCGTCATTCTAAGCCCTAATGTTCCATGTACCAGAATGTTGCAAGGCACTACTCCCGCTGGATCTGCGCCACCATCCCACCCAAGTCCAGCGTTAGCCGCAGCCCCGCTCGCTCTGGGTTTGTAACTGCAATACCATACGACTACAGCAGGGGAGATATTTGAATTAATAAAACGTTCAGAATCTAGGGGGAATAAAGTGTCTGCACCCCATGGGGAATCAATAGGGGTATGTGTACTTGTTATAATGCGAAACTCATTCGATTCTTGTGACAGTGCGGATACCCTACGCCTTCCACCCGGAGGGTTAGGGATCATCGAATTAAATTGTTGAATATACCCCGCGTTAGGATCTCCGCAATCATACGTAGGAAAATTATCGCTACCGCATCCTGCACGAAAAGCGTTAGGCCCAGAAAAGATTTTTCCAACGTGGATATCATCATTTACACGAATGTATACATCAGGGGACTGCATGACAAGGCACATGCATTTGCTAAGCTGCTCGATACCATGGCGTATGAATTCTTCTTGCTGTGCGTTTTGTTCTTGTGGTACCCCATTCTGCTCAGAAAAACCCCAAAAATACATATTAGTATTGTCGTTATATTTAGCACCGATTGCTGTCATTAAGTCCTTCATAAATTGCAGAACCGCAGGATTACTCCAATCAGGCACCTTACGTGTTTCATTAGGTGGCGCGTAAGACCAATCTTCAGGCCACCAGTTAGGGTACAACGATCCTGATGAAGTCTCTAAACGCCACAGCCACCCCATTACCACCTCATCGCGCGTCAGAATATTCAAATTCATAATCGCGTCAAATTTGGACCAATCATAACCACTATCGTTAGGGTCGGTTGCATCGCTTGGCCTAACATCATCAGTGAATAGACTAGGGCCAACAACGTGTAACATGAAACCGCTTTTCTCACCTATATTGGGATTGATCCATCCGCGATAATGCGGCTCATACCAAGTATTCCAACCATTTAATACATCTGTAGCGTTAGGAGTTCCACCTACGCCTAATAACGTCATGGGGGCAAAGCGTATGGAGGTATTGCCTGTTAAATCGTCTTTAGGCCAATAAGTTGTACCCATGTCAGTAACTCTCTAATTCAATAATACCTTTGAACTTATCGTTATATGGTTTTTCGAATTTACTGATAGGTGTATTATCATTTGCCAATCTACACGAAAAAACTTCAGTTGACCCAGATTCTTGCAGTATAAGATCAGCATTGGATACCCACCAGGAATTGATAACGCTAGCAGTCCCAGAACTCAAGAACCTCACAGAGAATTCTCTTCTACGCAAATCACCCCATTTATAAGTAAATTTCCTACCCGCTCGTGTAATATGCTCACTTTTTAGGATCGTATCTTTGCTTCTAAAATCATACTCTACCTCAAAGCTAACGTTATTGGAGCTATCAATCGATAAGATATACATTAGTAAACCCCGCGCATCTTAATCCCTTGACTAGATAGTTTTTCAAAAGCGTCATATAATTTGTCTGCTACTATGCGCTCTACATCGCGCGAGTCCATATCAAGGAACGCTTTTGCGTTTGTGGCGTTAGGTAAAACTTCTATTTTATTAATCACTACAGTAGTGGGGTTAGCGTTAGATTGTTGTAGAATTTCTGTTAGACGTTCATTCTGTGCCGCTGAAAATACACGCTCGCCTTTCGCTAATGAATATGCCCCCTCATTAGGTACATATTCTACGCCATTGTGGAAAGACTTTAGACTAGTTACTACCTTTGTAAATTCTTTATTCTGATTAGGTGATAGTACACGTTCTTTAGAAAAAGACTTTAGACTAGTTACTACCTTTGTAAATTCTTTATTCTGATTAGGTGATAGTACACGTTCACCTTTATCTAATAAATAAGTACCTTCTTTGGGAACATATTCCAAGCCACCATGTGCGGCACCCGCTAACGATGCACCTTCTGCTTTAGCTAAACCCCCTATTGCTAACGCTAGATTAGCTTCGGCTACCCCTGGAGCAATAACCCACCCAGTAAAAGGAATCGCAGCGGCACTCGCAAAACTATTTACATAAACAGCTTTCAACCCCGCAGCGATATTTCTCGCTGATTCTGTTTCTACAGCTGCTAAATTTATCGCTTTAAGTATTAACCTCTGCACACCTATGCGAACTAACATAGCGATGCCTTGAGCAAGCACCTGTTTAAATAAATTAGATAACGCGTTCCCTAAGCTTTGGGAGCCTGTAACGACACTAGCAAATGCTTGACCAGCAGCGTTAGCAGTATTCATCAGTAAGGAAAATGTTTCCGCACCTAACTGGGCATACGCATTGCCTACTCTATCCCTAAAAGATTCAGCATAACCCGCTATCGCATCATAAAATGTAGCGTAAGCTTGTCTTTGATTTTCTAACGATCTATCGCCATTATCTTTAGTATCTTGTTCATCTTCTGGCCTATCTGGAATAACAACAGATCCACCAATTTCTTTCGAAGCTTCGCCAACTAAACGCAATGATGCAGCGACTCTTTTTGCCTCTTCATCAACGTTAGTTAAACCCTCAACTACAGGCTTAATAAAATTAGCGTTTACAGACTTGGGGATATCTCTAATTTCATACTCGAATTTCCATAGATTCTGTGAAGTTTCGTCTAACGCATCTTTAAAGGTTTTCTTTAAATTCTCGCCTAGTTCATCAAAGCCAGAAAAATTACCCTTATAAAATAGTTCTTTTAAATTATCCCAAGCCCATTTTCCTAACTCTGCAAATGAACGCCAAATTAATTTAAAAGCTAAAATAAATACTTCACTGAATTGTTGCAAACGTAAACGAGCTAATCTGATCAGCTCGCCAAAATAATCTTGAAATTGCAAGGCTGAATTTATAAGCAATTGCCCCCAATCAAACGTTCCTGTAAAAATTGCTTTAATTACTCTAAAAGTGTTCCTCAAATGCAAAAACGTTCTAACGCCCCACATTATTACGCCTTCAAAGAATTCTGCAATTTGCACCCGATGCGTAGCTACAAAGTTAGCGAGCATTCTGGATAAATTCGCTAAATAAGGCATTAAAACATCGCCAATAGCGCGACCTGTACTACTAAAGGCTAATCTCATGCGCTCCATCTGGTCATTATAAACAGCAGCATTAGCTGCTGCCTGTGGCGAGATAACACCACCTAAAAATTCCAGATCTTTAGCTACATCCTTTAAACTTTGTGAGCCATTTTTTATAGTCTGTAAAAACCCTGCTCCCTCAGAATCTAACAGCCCCACTGCTGCGCTTAGCCTTTGCGTAGGATTTTCTACTCTAGCCAATGCGTCAGCTAGCTCATACATCCTTTCCTCTAAGGGCAGTTCAGCTAATGCTTTAGCATCCAAACCCAAAACTTTAAGCTTTGAAGATGCTTCACCCATGCCCGATAACGAATCGCCTATGCGTCTATTAAAACGCTGTATAGACATGTTCATTTGCTCTATGGACTGGCCGCCAAACTTTGCAGCAGCGTGGAGCATCGATAACGTATCGGCTGTAGTGCCTAATCGTGCTGCAAATTTACCTACAGTATCCTCAGCTAGTGCGTATTGGGTGGTAAACTTGTAAGCACCTACAACAGATCCAGCCACCGCAGCTGTTACAGCAGCGACAGCTGTAGCAGCTACGGTTAACGCCGCAGCTGCACGGGCAGCAGCAAGTTGAGTTTTCGTTAACGCTGTATTTACGCTACCGAAAGTTTTGCTAACATCTTCTTTACCTAAAATTTTAAACTCAATAACGTTAGCCATGTGATGACGCCTCTAGGTTGCTTTGGGCTATGAATTGCCCGTGTATAACCCTGAAAATCTCGACCAACAGTGCATCTTGCTCGAATAAACATTGCCCATCAGGCCAGCCGTTAAATAGTAATCCCATCATCGTGGACGTATGAGAATCTAAGAAAAGTATAACCCAATCTGATAACGTCACACCTCCTATGCTTTCATTTCTACTCGTGAACGTAACACCCGCTGCTGCCCTCCTTGCGACTTTTTTAACTGTTTAACCTCCTTACTTTTCATCGTAGATGCAGACATAATTTGTTGAATTATTTCACTAACAAGATTAATAAAATACATATCCTCTAAAACTACTTCCAAAGGAATAGGTTTTTTCAAATCAAAATCTGTTAGTCCTTTAAACTCTGTAACACATTCGGGTAAGATATCAGCGAAAACATCAAAAGCTTCTAACTGATTCTCAAAGGTAACAGATATCCCGCCTTCTGCATCTTGATGAATATATTTCGATAACATTTGCAGATGCCTTCTTTTCATGCCCTGCAACCTCATCGTTACGTTATCACCTTCAAAATTAGTGGCGTAAACGAAAGACCTTTTGTATTGACTCATAGTACTCCCCTAATTAAATTAATAAGCTGCCATTGTATTCTGTAACGTACAATAGACAGGCGTTCCACTATTAGCGTTATACTGTAATTTACCTGTAAACGATACGCTAACCTCACCATCACCTTCAGCAGAAGGCTTGAATTCAGTATACAACATACGCCCACATTTAATCATTAGCTCATCATAGTAACCTGATTGAATTTCAGTAGGACCACGAAAATTTAAAATAAAACCTCTGTCACTTTGGGCAGTGAAAGCGTTATACTCAGTATTATTCGGAAATTTAATTGTGCCCGATATGCTAACGCTACGCTTGGTGCCACCACGTTTAATACTCGAAGGATACTTAGAATTGTTCAGAGTATGCATAGGCTCTAGATGTTCGTCTAACGTAAACGTTAATTGTTCTACGTCAGCATTCCCCGCACCACCAAGGGAAACACTTGTGGTATCCCATGAGAAATAACGCCCGCTATGATAAGACGCAGTTTGTGTTGCTACCGTTCCTTCTGTGCCACCAACAAAACCAACACGACCCTTCAATAGCTCACCATTTGCAACAGATAATTCTAACGCAGATCCTACAAGATCTCTATGGAATAACGCGTCACTGGCAGTCGCTAGATCTTTATATATAGTAATAGGCTGGTTAGCTGCGGAATCATCCCAATCTGAAGTTCTTGGGATAAAAACATGCTTATAAATACCACCTGAATTAACAACGCTATCAGCTACACCAAAAACAGCCTTGAGCATAAAACCTAGCTCTATAGGTCTAGGTTCAAAGCTAACGTCTCCAGTAATTGTTCTAGGTCCGCCTTCTGAATCTGCCTCATTAAAGTGTCCTGTTTTAGATTCAGGGATTAGATCAGGAATATCTAACCCTACGTTTTCACTAACGAAGGGGATATACATCAAGCTACCCACACCAGAAGCAGTTCCATAACTATTTTGAAAAGCTAAACCCACTACTGCATTAGTACCGTAACCCATAACTAAACCTCACAATTGTCCACTGAAAGCTAAAGTAAAATCTAATACTGCATTTTGAAAATATACAGTTTCAGAATCAGCATTCACAAAAGAAAAATTAATATCTAACTGTGTTATTGTATCAACAAAGTTAGAAGCGATAGAACCTTGGGAAAATACACTAACAACATTTTTAACTCGCCTCTGTAATTCTAACGTACATTCTTTTCCAGACTTGTAATCAGCATTTTGTACTATAACGGAAATGTATAAACTACCTTGCCAAGCTTGCGCGTGGTTCCCTAACGTACGCGGAACATATTCAATACCTTGATGATAAATACAAACCCATCCCTTTGCGGCTATTTCTGGGGATGTATTCATCCATTCACCTACCTCAATTTGATAATCTTGCGTATTAATTGATTCACGCAAATATGTTTCCATATAGCTTAAAAAATCATCAATCTGTATAATCATAATTTCCCTTTCTTAAAAGGGTATCTGCCCTTACTAATCGAATCAACTACATGATCACGAAAGATTTCCCTAACGTCTTTTATGATTTCTTTTCGCTTTGGAAGCATACGCCTAGCTGGTAAATTCCTTTTGCTAACACCATATTCATGGTATTTCGCATAGTGTAAATCAGATCCTACACCTGCATTACGCGCGTTATAAAAAGGCTCAAATGAATTACGTAATCGGCCAGTATCTTGCAGTAATCGCGCACCTCTATCATTACGTCGAAAAGTAAAAGGCTCAAATTTTCTACCCTTCTTTTTCCTACCACCACCCTTAAAGGGGGGCCATTTATCTGAACCTAACTTTTGCCCTTGATCGCGAAAATTCCATTGCACCCAACGATCCAAAAAAATAGACGTTTTCTTTAATGGAACGCGTAAGGTTTTTACACGCTTCTCTACATCGAGTAAATACTTCCTAACTTCTCGTAAGGATGGGGTAATTATAAACTCAGTTTCTTTTGTCATTTTCAGCGTCAATCAAATCAATATCGACTTCCTGATTTATTACGTCTGTTAGATCAAAAATAGGCTTATATCCTTCATGCGTATGATACGCTTCTGTGGTATCTTGGGAAGATAATACATCTCCGCTAGAAGTTAACATTGCCTCTGAACCATCAACTAAACGATCAAATCTCTCGTCTACATAATTTTTAAAATTGACCCAGTTATCATCCTTTAAAAATCCTGCCCTTAAATAAACTAACTGTATAGCTAAATCTCGGGCTGTAACATTATCACTGGAAAAAGGAGTCGTAAATACAGGCGCTAACCTTGCGTCTACTTCGCCTTCAGCGGGGACAATATGTGTATTTTCCATCTTTGTAGCATCGCCAACGTTAGACAACATGGGATAACGATCAACCACATCTGCCCAATCTATATATCTGCCCATCAGTCTACCTCGATAGCTTGCACTCTAAATTGTCGCCTACGCACATATGGGAACCCATCTATAACGTTATGGTATTCTGCGACATAATAACCAGCGTTACTTGATACAGTTACTAACGCGAAGGCGTGCCCGTTGCCTGAATCAGTAAAAGTTCCTGTACTCGTAATTGTATCGGCGCTATTTCGTACTCTATAGTTCAAATTGCTCACATCATAGCCGCTAAAAACCCATGTTAGGAGCATAGTATCCCCTGGTAAAAATTCTTCAACTTTCATGTTAGCACCTTAATGATAAATTGTGCGCCCCTTGATATTTCGCAGCGTATAAATAATTTTCTTTTGCTTCTCTAACAAATATTCTATTTTACTTGAACGAATATTGTACTTTATTTTAGCCTTACTTAACCCGTAAACTATAACGCCTATAGGCTTTAATAAACGTTGTATTGATGATATTGTTTGATCCGTTAGTACTAAATTATCATGCAATAAGATTTCTGTAAGGAAACTTCGAACGCTATAAACTAAATTATCGAATAACTCTATGTTATCAGTTAAATTAATTTCTACTAACTGTTTGCGTTCAGCGATAAGATTTTCGTAAAGGGGGACAAATGTCTGTACTAAACGATAAACACTACGTTCAGTTTCAAGGTCAAAACCATCACTAAATTCTAAAGTAGTATGCAATAAAACCGCATACTGTAAAAACTGTGCAATTTCAGCAGATAGAGCATCATTAAGTTCTAGATTAGACTGCAAAAATCTAGGGTATTCACGGGAGGGGTAAATAGAGTCGCCTATAGAAATAGGCTGGATTAACTTTTTAACTAACTGTCTAGCGACATTTATAATGTGTGTTAGATCTAAATTATCATTTAATTTTTTATACCTTTGCCTATCGACTTCAAGGATATCCGCTACTACTACAGCACTAGACAATACACGTAAAATTTCTTCAGTAGTAGTGATTAACGAGCGTGTTATGCTATCAGTTAAAGTTATAGACGAAAACAACGCCCTACTACGCTGTAAATAAATATCTAACGCAGTATCTAAGTCTATACTGGAAGATATACTTTTATTTCTTTCTCGCTGAATTCCTAGATTATCGTTTACATTAAGCAATGACGATACATTAACAGCGTTATAAACTGCTATAAAAGTAACTTCTGAAATAAATGTATCGTATAAATTAATACTGGATACCGCAAGTCTATTCCTTTTTCTTTGCATCCCGCTATTATGGGAAAGGGATAAACTAGACGAAACCGTTACTTCGTAAGTTTCACCACCTGGAGCAACATAAAAGTTTAACGCGCCACATTCCCATGTGCCCGAAGCACTAACGCCCGCAGCATCAACAACTACTTCACCTGTTAGCGTCTTACCATAGTCTTTAGCGGAATTAGAGGCATGATCTTGGATATTAAAATCTTCAGATCCGCCTGTAATATTGTTATACATTACCCATGTACCAGCACCAGGGGAAGTACTAGCAGTCGCTACTGCATTTTGGATCACATTGCCCGATGGATAATAATCTGAACCTCCCATTATATTATAGTCTGTACCCGTTGCCCAGTTAGAGGGCGAATCAGCGTAATGGTTATTACTATTACCCACAGAAATAGAGTTATTATAAACTAAGCGACCACCACCATAGGTAGAAGGACCATAATTACAACCATAAAATGTGCAGTTTTGACAATAGTTAGTTCCTGAAGATGATGTGTCAACAGTATATTCCCCACAATCCATAAAGACACAGCGCAAAAATTGCCAGCCTGCACGGCTGCCTGTTAGCTCGCAAATATTGAACGTTTGTGAACGTCCATCGAATAAGCAACGCACGATCATTACGTTATTCCCATCCGCACCAAAGCAAAAATTACTCGCGCCATTTCCTGTGAAACGAATTCCATCAAAGCGGAAATATTGCTCCTCAACTACTAAACGATAATTACCTTGACAAGCTAACGTTGCTGCGCTAGTATCATCAGTATCACCTTCCCAGCCCTTACCATCCGCATTTTTAATGACACGATAATTTGACGCATCAACAGTAGCACCTGCAAAAGTAATTGTGGAGGAGACAGTAATCGCACCCAAATCGTTATGGACTTCTAATATTTCGATATCGCCTGCGGATACAAGATCTAACGTTGTATCTGATTCCCATGTAGCAATGCTCGTATAATCGGCACCTGTAAATCCTATAGTTGAAACGTTAGTCGCCATTTAATGATTTACCGGTAACTTTATCCTTGATGATATGCCGCAATTGTTTAATCGTTAGCTTACGCTTGGGGTAGATACGTTTTGCTTCATGTGTAGATACGGCAATATTCGCATCAAAATTATGATCTAACGCCTGTAATCTTTTTTCAATTAATTGATTTCTACGTTTCTCAATTACTCTATATTTTTTATAATTAGTTTTGAATGGATGTGTAATTTTAGGTACTTCAGACAATATTGGTTGAGCTAATTCATCCGCTAACAATTTATATTGCTCATCATTTAATTCATTCGTATCTACTTCCACCCAGAAAAAATGACCTTCTTTTTTACCTAGACCGTTAGACCTAACGTGCGCCTCTATTTCACGCGGAAGCACACCAATCACATCTAACGGTATATTGCCTGAGCGAAAAATAACTAGCATTTTTAAAGATCTCTTAACCCATTAAAATCTAGTGCTGCGGGTCTAAAATCCTCGAAATTATGCGGTAACTTATAAGGAGCTTTTTTGGCACCATTCTTTCCTCTCTCTACATCGTACGCATAAATCCTTTCTTCTAAACGCGCAAAACGTACTATTAAATTTTGCTGATTTGCTTTTAACGACGCATCCTCATAACGTATTTTCTCATCCGCTTCCCTAATTAATTCTCTATCTCGATCATGGCGAATTGCTAATTGTTCTAGCTGTCTATGCAGTCCTTCTCCATCCTTCATTGTAAACCTTCTACCTTTTGCCATTTCCATTTCAAGGTATCTAAGTCTAACATCTAGACTTTCAGTTTTCGCTTGCACCATGAAAAAAATTATTCCGTATAAACCAGGGATTAACGCTAGACTCGTAGCAGCAACCTTCCAGAATTGACCCGTTAGTGTTTGCATGGCTTATAATCATAATTATCGCACCCACCTCTAACGTTTTCTGTATGCTCACCCCCTAAGCCTTAGCAGAAGGGGGGAGATGCTAAAGCCTATCTATTTATTTGTTTCTCCCTCTTTACTTTGATCCATCAAAACGTCTAACTTTTCCTCCATTAAGCGCATTCTTTCTAATAACTCCTCATTATAACCTATTTTTAACCTACGCATCCATAAATGCGGATATAGACCATGGATAACGTAACCAATTATTATTCCGATTATTAATGTCAATAACCCTACTATTACTGTGTTCATAATTGTAAAGAATTGTTAAATTATGCCATATGGCAGATCAGTTAGGATAAGATCGACCTTGCCTAACGTTATCATTATTTCTCGTCCTTTTTCTTGATGATAACTTTCTTCTCATCTGGGTAAACTTCAGTCTCTAACGCGTCAATTCTTTCTTCGATCTTTTCACCCCATTTTTCGTATACTTCTGTTTTACTTTTCACTAGAAACGTTGTAATCGTATAAATAGCTGCAACTAACGCAAGCGTTGCAGCGACAATTCTTGCCGCGACCGCAAAGTTCATCAACTTTATACCTTATAGATTATGAGAACCTACCTGTACCTCTACTTGCACCTTCAAAAAATCCGAATCCGCTAACGTTGTAGATAAACTATTAACCATATTCAAAAATTGACCTTGACCACTATTCGCATGATTCACTATACCACCTGTACCAAAAGCAACAGATGTTATAGAATCAGCATTACCTGCCCAGGTACCTATGAGAATAATTGTTTCTTTTGAAGAAGTCGCTGTACTCGCAAGCTTTCTGTCAACTTCACCTAAATTACTAGACCCTAACGATGCTTGAGCAGTGACAGTGCCTATGCAAATAAATGCAAACGGGGAATTAGTGTTACTAACAGCTCTACCCGCAAGTTTGTCGATACCCGCAGCAATCCCAACATTATCAGAAATGTGCTCCTCTATTTCCCCGTTATGGCGAGTAACAGTAACAATTGCGCGACCTCGCAACTGCATATAGCCGCTATAAATTTCTTTATCTTTAGAAATATTTGTCGTCATAATTTTTCACCTCAGCATTAAACACCTTTTGCATATATTGTTCAGCGTGCTCAGTCGTTAGAAACTTAGCTGTATTAGTTTTACTATTAATATCCTTTAATGTGCTAGCCCCATTACCTTTAGATGCTGATACAGCCAAAGACATTTCGAAACCACCACCTAGCACATTAACAAAGTTAGTGTAGTACTCCAAAGCATCTATTAACATTCTAACGTCTGCTTTTTTCAGCAATTCCTCCCATAATTCAATACCACGTTTCGCCTTAAAAATGATTTCGTTAGTAATTTGATTTCCATTTCTCTCTAATTCAAACTTGCACATATGGCTAATATCTCTAAGCCACAAAAAAAGTCCTAACGTCCTCTCTGGGTATTTCTCCCTATCACGTATCATTAACTGCACGTTTCTATGAAATCGGGCACGTCTAACGCCTTCTGTAAGATAACCATCATGTTTAATAACTACATCGGGAATAATAGTAGACTTACCTACGCCCTTGTTAGGATCAACACCTGGATGTTCATGAACTACCCCATAAAATTTAACGTTATGGTCACGCCTAAATATTTTTACAGGAAAATCTGTGCGCAATATACCAGCAGGTTCAACAGAAAAATGCTGCTGTTTAATCAAATACCCTTTATACTGATTAGGACGAAGATACTTCACTAAATTATTTAAACCAAAAATAACCTCATCAGCATCTAACCAGAGTATCCAATCACATGAAGCATGCTGTATTATTTGATTACGTGCAGCATCAAAACCTATGTCTACCGCTGGGACAATGTTAATATACGTTATAGGACAATAGTTATTTTTCTTTTCTAATTCCTCTGTATACCTCGTTATAACGCCTATCGTATCATCTGTAGTAGCCTTGTCTACGCCTATAAATACCTCATCGACTAAATCAATACAAGAATCTAAACATTTGCGCAAAACGCTTTCACCATCTTTGACTATCATACATAGCGATACAGATTCACGTGGCATATAAAGAGATTGTACCCTTTCAGGCAAACCTATTTTTATACTTGGATCGTATTTAAAACTGATTACATAATTACCTAACGGCTCACCTACAACACTCTGACCATAGGGTAAACATGAAACCTTATATTCAGGCTGGCCCCCATACATTAGCTCTAAATCTTTGCGTGAAAAATGCCAAAGGTGCTCCCTATGCGGATCATTATCTTGATATTGCTGAGCTTCCCAGGGACCATAAGGTAGCGTAACTAACGTGAAAGTATTACTGACAGCAAAGTTTTCTAAAATCTTACGCGTGAAATCAGTGGGTTTCACAACATGCTCAACAATTTCACCTAATAAGATAATGTCAAAAGTATAACCCTCATGACAAGCAGGATTGAAATAGTATACCTTGCTATGTAATTTTTCAGATCTTATCCATTCATTACCAAAATCCTGTGCTTTCTCGGATACTTCCTTGATGCATACTTTGATTTTAATGCTAGTGCTCGTTAGATCTTTTAAGCGACGTTCTAGATCTTGCACTAACCCGATAGCGTAATGGCCTATATTTCCGCCTACGTCCAGAATATTAAAAAGATTTTTACCTTTTTGTAATTCCTGCAAAATATATTCTTCAATTCGATCCACTGTTATCTCATAACGTGGAGTATTACGGGGAACCTCCCTTTTAAATTCCTCCTTTTTATCATTGTAATGCTCAAAAATACCCGCTTTATCTTCTGTAAAAGAATACATTTTAACCCGCTGTAGGTAAGTACTTCGCCCCACAGCAGTATTTTTAGGTAATGCCTTTGTATCCAAGCGCATAATATCGCTAACGCGCATAGCGTTAAGCATACGCGCATCTTTGGTAATGCGTGAATAACAAGTATTAATAACCTTTAATAACTTCAGACCAGCAAGATCCCAGGTATATCTATTACTCGCATAGAACTGATCTGCCTGCATCTTAGACCTATGTTCACTATTGAAGAATGAACGAATTTCTTTTACAAATAAGTTTACATCTACCTCGTTATTTTTTAACGGCAACAATTTAGTGCCTGAGTCTTTACAAGTTTCTTTTAGCGCCGCATGATCGCTCGTTAGCATAGGCAGACCTGCTGCCATTGCTTCCATAGCAGTAATGCAAGATACTTCTTCAAAATTAGTAGGGTAAACTAGCAATTTGACATTCTGCATCAAAGCTGCTAGATCTTTTTTAATAAGTGGTCCAACATTTGTAACGTTAGGTAACTGTACGATTTTGCTATCCAAATAACCGTAAAAACTTTGCATTTGACTAACGTTATTTTCATAACTACAGACAAATAAATGGTAATCGTCGCCTAACTTCGCCATTATACCCTCTTCCATAACGAGATTGATTAGCCCCCGCTCAGGTCTAGAAGAATATAACAAAGTCTTTTTATTACGAAAGATTTCTTTATACTTATTAACTAACTCTGATTCTATATGATTTGAAAATAACGCCTTATCGATTCCATTTTGAATCGGAAAAACAACGTCTTTGCCTATTTCGTAGACTTGCATTGTTTGCTTTTTATGGAATTCACTGACAGTCAAAACACCATCTACATTCCATAACTGGCTTTGTAACATGGGAGCGTAGCGGTATAACGCTAAATCATGCAACCACAATAAATTAATCGTGCTGGCATAACGACGGGCAAAAGCTTGGGGATGCCTTTGGATAATGCAAACATCATGAGGGGTATGCTGTGCAAAATAAGTAAAATTATGCCCTAACTGATTCTCTTTAGTGACCTCCCCAGACCAAGAATACCTAACCCCGTCAATAATTTTCGTTTTATCAGAACGCAAATTAGTGAATACAGAAACATGGTGGTTATGCTTCGCTAACTCTAACGCTAAGTAGTAAGCGGCTGTTTCACTACCACCTAACGAACTATTTTTAATAGTGTCACCATCGAAAGGCATACCGCCGACATGCATTACAATATACATAATACTCTCCCCATCAATTTCTATTTGCGTTTAATCGGTTTACTAACTTTAGTTTTAATCGGCACTTTTTTAACCTCTGGTTTGGGTTTAACCTCTGATTTGGGTTTAACTTTAGGTTTTCTTTCAACAAGCACAACATTTCTCCATAAAAGGTGGGAAAGAGGCGCTAGCACCTCTCTCCCTTTGCGTTAGCACGCCCACTAGGGGAGGATAGCAAGCGCACCAAGCAAGCGTTAAAAAATAGCCTACCAGGAAAGCGTCTTAACACAAATCCATTTCGAGATTGCTGAACGCTAATTTTCGCTTCGTTGCAACCCACTGTAGTAGGCTATTTTTTATACTCGTTATGTAGAGCTATTAACAGCATCTAAAAGAAAACCATACGTGGCTCCCGTTATAACTTCATCCTGATAATAGCCTACTTCAATGCTAGACGATTTCCTGAGTGTATTAAACGGATGACGCTCAGCTATGAAATTAGGCAGCCCAGGTTTTGACCAACGAAAGGAATAAGCAAACGAAGGTCTTTCCTTATTTGGACTTTCGGGGGCGTAATACGTTAGAACTTTATCACCCCAAATAGTTGATAGCGATTCTGACTGCCCTTCTTGACCTGTGTTTCTAAACGCTCCACCAATCAACACGTTATCAATTTCTAGAAGCTCCGACACTTGAGAAGTAGACGGATAACCACCACCATTGTTAGTTCCAAAAATCAAATTTCTAACGGTGGAATCTCTACGAAAAGATAGCCATGCCTCAAGACCAAAAACCATATGATTAGGTCTAACACCATTACTAAAGCGCACATTATCAATTGCGGTGTTCAGATCGCTCAATGGTGCACCCGCGCCATTCCATGCGGAAGATACAGCACTGGAAGAACCTACGTTAGACGTATTTAAAACCTGAGTCGCTACGCGTAATTCCCAATCCAGAAGTAATTTATCCATGACGAGTTCAACTCGGCCATTGATAATTTTATCTATGAAAATTTCATCAGCGTTAGCAGTATCCTCAAGAGTGACGGGCGCTTGAAGTGCGTAGTTAGTACAGAAAAACGTACCACTACCTACGCTAATCTCAATCCTTCTTGCCTCAGTATCAGGGCTTCTTTTCGTATCCTCTACACGCAACTTGTCTGCACGCGAAAAATCAGAATAGAAATCTGCCTGTTTTGCAACGGAAACAATTGGCATTATCTGGTCGGCAATAAACCCTTCAGGTTTATAATCCAAGCACATTTGACTGATCAATTTATCTACATGCAAGTCATTATGACCGCTTACACTACCCATAATATTATCCTCTTAATTAAATAGTTAGCTAATTATGCGTAGTAACCAGCATTAGCAAAATTAAAAATTCCGTGCGTTATACTTCCAGAGTTAGCAGCGATCTCGCATTTACCGACAACCTGATTAGTGCTTGAGGCCGCTGTAAAATAACCAGTGCTATTCACTGTCAGCAAACCCCCCGCAGTAACAGTACCACCTGCTCTGAACTTCGATCTACCCGCATAAACAATAGTCGCATCTTCACCATTATTTGGCTTATTCGCTAGAATTCCTGCTGTCACTAACGGTGCACCTGAAAGAGTTCCATCAATCTCGACAGCAAAATATTGTTTAGCACGCAAATCAGCACCAGCGCGTACACTAATAGTTTCATTATAGCTCATTTAAAATTACCTCTAAAAAATTTATGGGAAACCTAATCTATCATACCATCCATTCTCAAATAGCGCGATGCAAGATCAGGGTTAGCACTATATACCATATGCTTCGCATTAGTGAACGTCATGCCAGGATTAGCCAGCCTTGCTGCTGCTATTTTTTGCAACAGGATATCGTCTGGCCTACCTTCTTCTTGCTTAGAAGTTGTTCCAGATCCGCGCGAAAATTGCTTATCCTTACTCAAATCACTAACGGCAGGGCTATCCTTTAGAATACCCACAGTGAAGAGACGTTGCTCAATGTTATCCCTTGTTAGATCTTTTAGAATGCCTTCCCTCTGATTTGGGAAAATCTTCTTTTCCGCAATCAAATTTTCTAGTGTTTTCTCTAGGTTTGCTTTGTCACTGGTAAACTTCGCGTTAGCGGCATCTTCTTTACGCTTCGCCTCAGCTACTTCCCAATTTTTTCGCTCAGCAGCAAACTTTTCAGATTCAGCTTTCAACTTAGCCTTCAAAATTTCTAGCTCAGCTTTTGTATTATCTTCACTCATATTATCACCATTCATAGTAAAAGATTTATGACTATAAGCGACGTAATAATCAGCATTTTCTTTTTTAGAAAATGCATGAAAACGATCGCTAGTCATGTATTTAGTCAGATCATTCAGAACGTTAACGGCTGGTAAAGATGAACCCAGCAAAGCAACGCCTGTTAAAACAAAGTCGTAAAAAGAATTCTTATACTCTACATCAAAATCTAACTCTATAGATACATTTCTATAAAGCTTCTTCTCCATAGCATTATAGACAATATCAGGGATGTCACTGAACTCAGCAACTAACTTAGTGTCCTTGACAAAAACATCAGAAACCCACCCTATAGCAGGTGCCCCATCTGTCATGGGCTGGTCTTTGTTATGTCCAAATTTCAGAGGAACCTGTAAAACATTCTTTAAAGAATGGAAAGACGTTGCCATTTTACGCAAATCGTTAAGCGTAAAAGAGAAACCATTCCATTTTCCAGTGGCAAATATTTCCTGAATAATAGTATTCATTTTGTTAGGACCATATAAGCATTAGTTTCTTCAACAGTTTCTAAAGCTATCCGCCCCTTAACCCCAAGCTTAGGGTATCCCATAGCTAAATTCTCATCTTCCTCGTTAGCAATTTCGTCGAATACGTCTAGCATTTTATCGAAAATTTCCTTGCGCGTTGCTCTAACCTTCTCGTTAGTATCATCTATTAAATAATGATTAAATGTACTTATCGCCTTACGTATTGCATCGGGAATTTCTTGTGGTGTGCAAGAACTCCACCAGCCAAAGTCGACTAAATAATTCTTATGAATTACGAAAATATTAACAATGATACAGCTATGCGAAACCATTTATTTTGGTACTCCATTGTACCTCCATTTCATCTGCTCTGAAATTACCTTTCTAGCAGTGTATAGTGTGATGTCATACTGTTCAACTAACTTTCGATATGAAGTGCCAGATTGAAAATCTTTCCATATAGACTGTATTTCACAGCGCGTCAATTTTTCTATAGTTCGGCTCATATATTTTTCCACGTGCGACCAGATATTATATGATAGATAGCTGATCGCGTCACACCAAAAATATCAGCTAACTGTTGAACTTTTAAAGAACCTGTTTGATAAACTTTACGAATCCACTTAACATCATCAATGTCTAACTTTCGATTTGAATTGTATCTATTTTCCTCAAGTCGCAACATAATTTTTTCTTGCAACTTAGCAGAAATGGGCAAATGTCTATATTCTAATCCTCTTAGAATCTCCCAAATATGCTTAGAACTACAACCATATTGCTTCCCTAACTGTTTGCAGGATATGTCACCTTGCGCATATCTATATCGAATGTCTATTACTTTTTCTTCATTTAATTTTTCGTATACTCTTTGACGTTCCCTAATATCATAATAGTCGTACATAATACCTCCCCAAACTACGCAGTTCTAAAAAATTTTATGTTCCTTTCCTTAACGTGCTGTATTTGTAACTCTAACCAATAAGGTATAGGTACACGCTTCCATCTCTTACTATTGAGCACATAGGCGATGTGCGTTTTACATACACCATATTTTTTAGCTAATGTCCTACATGAATGTTTGCCGCTAGCATATTCTATTCGAATCAATTGAACATCTGCTAAGCTTAACTTATTCATTTTGACTATTTATCTAAAGCCTTCTTGTGGCTTGAGATCAGGCGAAATTGGCTCTGATTCCTCCCAGTCATCTCTTTCAGTCACAGCGATTAAAAGTGAACGGCAATTATAATGCAGCGGTGGTACCATTTCGTTAGATTCCCAATAATCATGTCCTTTATGGTAAATTTCACCATCAAGTGCTTCACAGATAGGGGTAGTTCTTGAATCTAATATTGCACTAAATTCTAATGCAGAAACATAGTCGCCTAATTCTGGATCATTAAAATATTCATAACGTGCAGAATTAACTGCTTCAAATAGGCCAGTTCTAACTAACGTCTTTAACCTATGGGGGGCACTAGCAACAATCTCTATGTCGGGAACTATTTCAGCGGCAGCTTCAGGGCTTACTAAACCCTTGGCCATAAGCATTTGATAAATATCTTTTAACACCTGATCAACGCTTTTACCTGCCTTAAAACCTTGCAGAATGGCATTCTTTATGATATCAGCTGTATCATCCGATAATTTACCTGCCATGCTGTAAGATCTGCCAGCCAGCAATTTTTCCGCTTGATCACCTAACACTTCGAAATCAATGCGCGTGAATCTTTGCCCCCTTGATTTATCGATTTCATCCTGTGCATGTCTGATGCCCAGGTTCCACCCGCGATCTAAAAACTTTCTACAAATCGATCTAAGCTTTGTTTTAATGCGCCCAGGAAAAGTTACCTTGCTAACGTCTACGCTATTTAAATCTTCAATATTTTCAAAGATCGCCTTAACCCCTTGATCGATAACAGAAGACAATCGCATTACATTTAGTGCGATAATATCATCCGTATTCTGAGCTATAACGGCAAAGGCAACTCGCTTTAATGCACGCGTGTAAGCACCTGGGGAAGCTACTATTGTCTTTGTCGATCTCCCAACAATCGTTTCATCTTCCACTTTGGGAACAACAGGCTGAGGATCATTATCACCCACGTTAGAAGGATTATCCCCAGCACTATCACCACCGTTATTATTATCGTTATTATCCCCAGCAACATTCACATCGACCTTTATCGAATTAACTAATTCCTCTGCTTCTTCTCTATTCAATGGCAAAGTATGCAATATAACTAGAATCGCAGTTCCTTTGTCTAACTGCTTGCTTTTTATTTTGGACGTTATGTCCACTAAAGCGGATATTTGTTGCGCATCTAACGAATCGATTGAACTATTATCTTCACCTTCCTCATGCTTTTGCGGAAATTCAAGGAGTTCCCTTAAATGATCCTCATCTCTATTTGTCGCCCTAACAGTTCCCTTTTCGACTAATTGCATCCATTTTTCGACAATCTCCATTTTTCTTTTTTCACTAACGGGCTTAAATGTAAACCTTGGGTACTCACCATCGCCCCAGTTAGCGTCGCCTAACTCTTCAAATAACTGCGTATTGAGCGCAGAGGATAAATTATTAGCGATTGTATCTAACGTCCAGAAAAAAGCGTCTAATTGCTCTACACCTAACGCCCTAGATCCATATTTACCCTGTTCAGATATCCCAAGCAAATTAGGGACTAATAAACAACGCGAAATTCCCATGTTAGCACTCGAAATCGCATCATCAAATGCAACGTTATTAGATGGGAAGGTAAACTTTAAAGTATATCCAGAGGGAAGAATAAAACCACTACCAGCAGTTTTTGAGTTAAGCATGTCAACGATAGCGTTATACTCCGCTGAACCTACACGCAACTTTTTATCCGTATCAGCAGCAGGCTCTACCCAACGATATCCAGTAGCATGTTTTTCTAACCAAATATTTCTAAATTTAATTGCTATGTCTTTACTAAACCAATCACGATACGCTTCGCGCAACTCAGATTGCCCGTAATGATCGTCAACATCTGGCCTATTGACTAAGTAAATAAAATCTCTAATATCAAGCTTCTGCGTCTTATTATTAAATTCTTGTATTAACGCTTCAATATTTCCATACTCATCGACTTTAAATTTAAAAGTATCAAAGGGGCGTATTTTTAAAGCTTGGATACCCCAATATAGTTTATTGTCTACTGTAAATTGTCTGTATATCTTTTCAGTTAGGGAAAAGCCATTATACATAGCAGACATAATACCATTCAGGGCGTTAAAAAAAGTTCCATCCATTTGTTCAAGTGCTTCATTAAAAACGTTAATTCGCCTATCGTTTTCATCACCTGATAAGTTATCATGGGGAACAAATAAATAATCCCTAGACGTTATAGCGTCGCGTTTAAATAAAACAACTGCTTTTACCTGATCGTCTAACAGCATTTTCTTGTAGATAGCAAACCCTTTTCTACCTACTAAATCATCAGGATTATACTTCCCAGAAAACGCGTTAGAGCCATATATAATGCTCTCACTCCACGCGATATCTTTTAATTTTAATTGTGCATCACTCATTTAAACGTTAGCCTATAGCGATATCATAGTAATCATCTGTATAACTTCCACCAACTACACCAAATGTATCAACTTCATCAAGCTGAACAACTGGCACGTTAGAGAAAAGCATCATAGATGAATCTGCCATGTCAGGGGAAGCAATGCCACCCCGTTTCATTTCTTCCTTCGTCTGTAAATCTTCTAACTTTTCAATTGAATGCTTAACACGAATAGAAAGTAGCTGCGCTTCATACTCTGCTTGATCGTTTTCATTTTCGAAAAAATCATCAGCATAAGAAATACGCGCATCGCGCAGGGCGTTATGGAGAGACCAATAAGATTGGACGCGTTTATTTCTCCAACGTAATTTATTGGACGAAGCTGCACCACCTTTAAACGCTGCGACACTATGCCCCTTACGCAATAAGTTATCTCTAACGCCTGCACCTACACCTAACGAATCAACTATAAACTCGACACTATCGTAACATATATCAAAATTATCAAGAACTGCCAAAACATCGTTTTCACACTCTACAGTTGCCATAACTTTTTCATAAGAACGCCTCACACATCTCCGCATGAGCATAAAAGTATCGAACTCTTGAGCTAGCGTTATGACTGTTTCATCTTCACCTCCATCACTAACGTCTACGCTAATCTTCCATCGTGGAATAGAACCATCACTTTTACGTTCATCCTGAAATGCACGCTGCAACCATTCCATCGAAATCAGCTGGTCTGGATCTGCATCAGCAAATTCACCATAACAGCGAATCTTTACGATGGGCGAATTCTTCCCGTATTTACGCTCCATCTGCGCCACCCAGTTAGGATTGACGCGAGTCGTTTTGTCTAATGACACATGACAACGGTAATACTGATCAGCTAATTCGCGCTTTTTGTGGGAAGAATAGAATGTGCCGATATTGCGCGTAGGATTCCCGATCATGACTAAAACATTCATAACGCCCGTACTAATCGCACCTTCAATCACAGGGTACAAATCTTCTCGAATACCCGATGCTTCTTCAACAAGGAATAACAAATAGTCATGGTGATATCCCGCTAACGACTCAGGACTACTGGCAGTCTCACCGACTAGAAAATAATCCCTATCATCCGCCCACAATACGCGTAAAGCTGCTATATCATAACATTTACGATAAGCAGCAATAGCATTAGATCCTACTTTGGAGAACTCTGGGAAAAAACGAGAAGTTAGCTGTTTTTCTTTACAGGCTGTAGCCACAATACGACCGCGTCGCGTAAAATTCCACCAGTGAGCGAGCAGAGCTATGCCGAAGGTTTTTCCTGGCCCATGCATCGAGCGAAACGTCAATTTATTACGCGCATCATGGTTGCAAACTGTGGGCAAGCCCAGCATATTACGCTCGACATCACATGCAGCTTCGAGCATTTCCAGCTGCCATTGATCAGCCACAATACGCAAAACGTTAGAGATGAACCAACCCGGATCAAATCTAGCCTTTTCTATGGCGCGAACAATGCTCATTAATTAAGCAGTTTATTACGCTCGTTAGATACGCGTTGCTCGACTTCCTGCAAGGCATGTGCAAAGGAACCATTGTCAGTATCTTCCCCTTCCTCCTTTATGGGAGCGGCAACAACATTAGGCATAACTTTGTCGAGCATTTTAAGACTAGAGTCGATAGCCTTGGACAATGCCACAATTCTAACTTTTGCGCTATCCAGATCGATATAATTCTCATTCTGAATAAGCCCATCTGGACCAATGAAAGGAACGCTATTATGCTTCTTGAGTTCCCGATTTATATCGTGCAATTCAGTGATATAGCCTTGAATCTTCCCCGCATAATTCTGGCTCGCGACATATTCGCGCATATTATCGATGTACTGCTTGCGTACAGAATACGGGGAACCTGCGGCCTTGCGTAGCGCTCGCTTCTCTCTTATCGTTAGATCAATTGCGTCGTCTTTCATAATATGCTTATAAATCAACAAGTTAGACTAACCTCCATCGGAGTATACCATAGTCGCTATTCATTGTACATTATCTGAGTAACAATAAGCAAAAAATATCTGAAAAAACTATGCAACACAAGCACTTAACGCGTTATTATCCGTATACGCATGAAGCGCAGCGTGAAATCTGGGGAGATTTGTGGACCTAACCACTCGGATTTTAGGCAAAAAAATGGCTTGCCTTGGAGTAAGAGGCAAGCCTAACGTCTACCAGGAGGAGTCAAACTGCTGCTAAGTACTGCTCAAGCCCAAAGAAGCCAGCTATAAACCCTATCAACAAAAATAACAGAATGATGCAAAACCAACAGCTGAATTTAAACATACTTCATGTAGAACATCGCTATCGCAATAGCTATGAAAATGATTACTATGGTAGTCCAAAACCCAGCAGTCCACTTTGGCTTTGTCATAAATATCCCAAAAAAAATCCACTGCACAAAAATGACTGGGAGTCACTAACTAGTGGCGAAAGGGGTTCCACGTGTGCAGTGGAGTCTCAATCACCTACATGAGTAATAAGTATACCTGTATATCGATACAAATGCAATTACTTGCGCCTCATGGGGAA